GCGCTAAAGCTGGCCCTACGCACGGCCCCGCTCTCGCCGGCGCTCTGTGAGGCGCTCGACCAGGCCGCGGCAGAGGATGGCCGGAAGTGGTAGGAAAGTAGCAAAGTGGGCATTTAAGCTAAGGGGGAACATGGAGAATACGCTTTACTACGGAGACAACCTCGATATTTTGAAGCGGTATATTCCAGACGAGACCATAGACCTGGTTTATCTGGACCCGCCGTTTAAGAGCAACCAAAACTACAACGTGCTATTCAAAGAGAAGAACGGCTCCCAGGCTGCGAGTCAGATCCGGGCTTTTGAGGATACCTGGACCTGGAGCCAGGATGACGAAGCCATCTACGCTGACCTGGTGACCAAGGGCGACAAGGTAGCCGATTGCATCAAGGCTTTCCGAACATTCCTGGGCCCCTGCGATATGCTGGCCTACCTGGTCATGATGGCCCCACGGCTGGCAGAACTGCGCCGGGTATTGAAAAAAACCGGGAGCATTTATTTACATTGCGACCCGACCGCAAGCCACTATCTGAAAATGCTTATGGATGCCATTTTCGGACCTGGAAACTATCGCAATGAGATAACTTGGCTTCGTTCAAGAAATCCGAAAGGCTCCCAACACGAGGCCAAACGATATAGCCCGGATACGGATATTTTACTTTTCTACGCCGTATCAGAGGAGGCGCGGTTACAATATGAAAATATAAAAACCCCCATTTCAAACGACGGAATGAAAATTAAATATGACCGAGCCGACGAAACCGGCCCCTTTACGGACGGGCCTATACTCCGCTCCCCGAGTATGGGGGACCGCCCGAATCTGGTCTATGAATATAACGGCTATACTCCGGGAGCTTTCGGTTGGCGAGTTACTAAAGAGAAACTAATCGAGATTGATAAAAAGGGAAATCTCGGCTGGTCATCCACCGGAAAGCCTTATCGAAAACTCAGGCCGGAAGATGACACCGGCGGACCCATTGGAAGCTGCTGGATGGATATTGCCCCCGTTAATCCCCAGGCGGCCGAGCGCCTTGGCTATCCTACGCAAAAGCCGGAGGAGCTCCTAGAAAGAATTATCAAGGCTAGCAGTAATGAAGGGGATATAGTCCTAGACCCGTTTTGCGGTTGCGGGACTACTATCGCGGCGGCGCAGAAGCTGAAACGGCGCTGGGTCGGAATTGATATAACGCACCTAGCCATAACGCTGATGAAAAAGCGCCTGCTGGACGCCTTCGGAACAGAGGCACAATATGTTAATGGCAATAAGCGGGACAACCGTAATAAAAATCTGTTGATATGTGATGCGAGTTTTCATCGTTGGCTTGAAAATCGGATGGCTCACTTATACAAACTAGAACACTTCGCCAATTAGTAATGGTGGCGCTCGTGCCACTTGCAAAGAGCAACGAAACTACAGCAAATGAGCTTCCAAAAGGGAAAGTCAGGAAATCCAAAGGGCAGGGCCAAGGGCCAGCCTAATGCCTTCACGTCTATCAAGAATTCCTTTCTTGAGGCATTCAACGATAATCGCGTAGGCGGGACAGATGGCCTTATTGCCTGGATTCTTGCCTCATCTCACAATCGAGCTATGTTCTATCAGTGGATAACGAAACTCATCCCGACAAGCATGGTTGGCGAGGAAAAGAAAGACGGAACCTATAACCCCATTTTCATCGCCGACTACGGCACGAATGGAAACGGCAACGGGAACGGCGAGCACGAATGACCAGGCGATTCGTCGCCTGAAGCTGTTCACGCCGCGCCCGAGTCAACGTCGCGTCATAGCATCGACCGCCCGCTTCATGATCGTCGATTGCGGACGACGCTGGGGAAAATCGCTGACGGGCCTTAATTGGCTGCAAGAGAACGCCTGGCAGAATCCGCACTCGATGAATTGGTGGATCGCACCTGTCCATGGTCAGGCCAAAATGGTCTTTGACGTGTTCATGCGGGCTAACCGAAACTCGGGGTGCATCGCAAGCGTCAACCTGAGCGATAAGCGGGCCGAGTTGCTATCGGGCGGCATCATCGAGTTCAAGTCGGCAGACAACCCCGACAGCCTGCGCGGTGCTGGCGTCCATCGGGCCGTAATCGATGAAGCGGCGCGAGTCAAGCGCGAGGCATTCGAGGACGTGCTCCGTCCGGCGCTATCCGACACGGGCGGTCGGGTGATGTTCACGTCAACGCCCAAGGGCCGCAACTGGTTCTACGAGCTCTGGACGCGGGGGCAGGATAGAACGGCCTGGCCCGACTATGAGAGTTGGCTATTCCCGACGGCAGATAACCCGAAGGTGCCAGCCGACGATATCGAGCAGGCACGCCTGACGTTGCCGGATGACGTATTTCGCCAGGAGTATCTAGCCGAGTTCCTCGAGGATTCGGCGGGTGTGTTCCGGGGCGTATCGGAGTGCATCGGCTCACAGGCATCTGACCCCGTAGTCGGCCGCAGCTACCTTGCCGGTCTCGACCTGGCAAAGCACGTTGACTTCACGGTGCTGACGATAATCGACGACCTGGGGCGGCAAGTATATTTTACGCGCCTCCAAAAGCTCGACTGGCCGTATCAGAAGGAATTCGTCGCTGGCATCATCCAGAAATACGGGGCCCTACTTCTCATCGATGCAAGTGGCGTCGGCGACCCGATATTTGACGACTTCCAGCGCGCTGGCCTGCCCGTGCAAGGCTACAAGTTCACGCAGGACTCGAAGAAGCGGCTTATACAGAGCCTGATGATATCGATTGAGCAGCGGAAGATCCAGCTTCTCGATGAGCCTGTCCAGACGAATGAGCTTCAGATATTCGAGTATCAGATGAATCCGTCGGGGACCGTGACGTATTCGGCACCCGAGGGTTATCACGACGATTGCGTGATTGCGCTGGCCCTGGCGAATTGGCTGAGAGAGAACCAGGCCAGGCCGGACATTTTCGTGTTCTGACAAAACGGACAATAATCCATGAACCTTATAGAACGAGTCATAACAACGGTCGGCAAATATACCGGCCTCTATGAATCGGCGCGTCAAAAGCAATTCCCCTCAGTATCGGACCCGACGGCATGGATGGACCCCGTGATGTGGGGGCCGGGCCTGACGGAGAAGCGCCTGCCGCGCACGCCCGAGGAGATGGTCCAGCAGTTCACGTCCTGGGTCTATGCCTGCGCCTCACTCAATGCAACGACACTCTCGAGCGTCCCCCTGCGCCTCTATGTGGGCAAGACGGACACGACGGAGAAGTTTACGACCATCACGACGAAGCGCCTGAAGCCGGAGCGGAAGACGTGGCTTGAGACAAACGTCGGCTTGCAGGGCTTCCTCCGCAAGAGCGTGGCGACCGAGGAAGTGACCGAGCATCGCTTCCTTGACCTCATGCGGACCGTCAATCCGTTCCACAACCAATACGACCTCATGGAGATAACGTCCGTCTTTCTAGACCTTACGGGCGAAGCATACTGGTGGCTGAATACCGACCGCACGGGCTTGCCGTTTGAGATATGGACCGTGCCGAGTCAGTACATCAGGCCGGTGCCTGGGCGCGACCTCAAGAATTGGATTCAGGCATACCACTACAGGAAGGGCTCGACGGAGTTCGATATCCCGGCCGAGGAGATTCTCTACTTCAGCCTTCCGAACCCCAAGAATGAATATCGCGGCTTCTCATGCATCGCGGGCGTTGTCGACGCCGTGTACATCAACTCGAAGATGGCCGAGTTCGAGGGCGCGATGTTCGAAAAGAAGGCGACCATAAGCGGCGTCTGGACGACCGAGACGGGTACGCCCGTGGATAAGGCGACGTTCGACCGCCTTGAGCAGAAGGTCGAGCAGAAATACTCGGGCGCTAGAAATGCGGGCCGGTCGATCATCGCTGCCGGCGGCCTCAAGTTCACTCCTAACGTCATGACACCCCAGGAGTTGAACTACGTCCAAGGACGGAAGCTTATCCGCGAGGAGATCGCCGCCGCATTTGGCGTCCCTATTTCATGCCTTGTAGCGACAGACGTAAACCGGGCCAACGCCGAGGTTGCCGATTACCGACACGCCAAGAACGCCATCCTGCCGCGCCTGCGCCGCATCGAGCAGAAGTTGAATGAGAAGATGCTGCCGCTGTTCGACGACAAGCTATTCGTCGCGTTCGACAATCCCGTAGCCGACGATAAGGAATACGGTTTCAAGAAGACGGCCGAGTTCTTAGCGCGGGGCGTCTATACGATCAATGATGTGCGGGGCGATGAGGGCATGGATGATGCTGAGTGGGGCGATATGCCGTGGCTGCCGAGTACGCTGACGCAAGTAGGCCAGGAGCCGCCTACGCCCGCAATACCGACTATCGTCGTCAATCCCGAAGGCAGCGAGCAGGACGCAGAGGCAGTCCCCGCGTCGGATTCAGGCGCACAGCCCGTTGAGGAGATGGCCGACATGGTGCTTGAGAAGGTGAGGGAACGGCTAGGCGCATGACAACCCACCGCGAGCAGATCGCCGGGGCGATTGCCGACCGCATCATCGGTGAGGCAGTCACACACGACCTCTGCCACATGCTCAGCGAACGATTCGCCAAGGCTCCCCGCGCCCATCCCGGCGCACATCATCACGACCTAGCCGCGCTCGACCGTCGCTTGGTGCCGTGGGAGGCGAAGTGGGCGGCGATGCTCCGCGCCGAGTGGGAGAAGGAACGGCGCACGATCCTGGCGAACCTCAAGAAAGTGCGGAAGGCGCTCATTGCCAAAGCCGATATCGGCCACATGATCGAGCAGATCCTACATCCGACGGGCGTACACGGTGACGCCATAGCGGAGGCGGCTCGGTCACTCCTCGTCAAGCAGATTGCCGAGATGGGGCCGCAGTTTGTCGAGGAGTACGGCTTCGGCATCGAGTTCAACGCCGACGTGTCGGGCGTCATCAAGTGGATCGAGAATTACGTTCCCAAGTTTAGCAAGAACCTTGAGGAAGTGAGTCTCGACGATTTGAGGACGGCTCTCCGTGCCGGTATCGAGGCCGGTGAGGGTATGCCGCTCCTGGCGAAGCGCGTCAATGCGATATTCGACGAATACAATGCGACGCGGGCCGAGATGATCGCCAGGACAGAGACGATCCGGGCATCGAATCAAGCGGCGCTTGAGGCATTCAGGCAGAGCGGCGTCGTGGACTACAAGATATGGATTGCCTCAGACGACGCCTGCGATGAGTGCCTAGAGCTCGCAGACATGGACCCGATACCGCTAGACGATGAGTTCACGACGACGGATTACGAGACGGTGCTAGCGCCTCCTAGGCATCCCGCGTGCCGATGCAGTTTGGGCAGTATGAGTGCTGATCAGATGGACGAAATGGGCTATGCTCAGGAGGAGGGAGAATGACCAACCTCCGTTTCGAGTTCCGCTATCTCCGTGAGCGTCTCCGCTGGGCGAGGCAGCGTCTGACCCGTGGATATGCCGACTGCGATATTTGGGGACTCGACCATTATCTAGCGAAGATCATTTACAAGCGCCTCAAGGTGTTCAAGGCCATGCGGCGATGCGGCGTCCCGCTGGCATTTAGCGAGCATCCCGAGGAATGGGAACGTGTACTCGGGGATATAATCTGCGCCTTCCGCATAGTACTCGACGACCCCTGTCCCATTAGCCTTATCGAGTTGGGGCGTAAGGAACATGGGCTCGACTTATTCAGAAAATACTTCGAGGATTTGTGGGATTGAAATAAAAGCCCGGTGGCACAAGATACAAACGACCTAACGGAGCATCAATGAAAACGATTACACAGCATCTTAAATATGCCGACCTCTTTCCCGAGGAGGCAAAAGCTACGGCTCAGCGGTTGCACCTCAAGAAAGAAGATATCCCGTTTGTCCGCAAGTTCTTTGTTGCCGACAAGTCGGATATCCAGCCGGGCGAGCGGGCTGTCATCAGCTACATCTCGACGGGCGTCAAGGACAGGGACGGTGAGCGCCTTATGCCGGACGGGGCGGTGCTCGAGAATTACCGCACTAATCCTGTGGTGCTCTACGCGCACGACTACAAAAGTATCCCCGTAGCAAAGAACATCTGGATCAAGCAAGATGGCAAGGGCCTGGTAGCCAAGACCGCTTTTGGAAAATCGGCCTTCTCTGATGAACTCTATCACGCCTATACGGATGACGTAGAGGGCACAGGGCCGCTGCTCAAGGCGTGGTCTGTCGGCTTCATCCCGCTTGAGTATGAGGACGTAGAGACAAAGGGCGGCAAGCCGACGCGGACATATAAGAAGTGGGAACTCCTCGAATATAGCGCCGTGCCGATTCCATCATGTCCCGAGGCGTTGACGCTCGCGGTAGCAAAGGGCCTGCTTCCCGAGTTGCTCCGAAAGGATATCGAGGAGTCCATCGAAGTTGTCGAGACAAATATCATCGAGAAATTGGAGACGGAAGAAATGATTGAAGTTGATACAGAGATAAAGGCCGAGGAGCCTGTTAGGGCTGTCGAGCCGGAAACGAAAGCTGAACCCGAGTCTCAACCCGAAGTCGAGAAGGCCTTCACCGAGGACATCATCCAAGTACCCGTCGAGATTGCCGATCAGATGGTGACGCTGGCCGAGCAGAACGGGATGCTCAAGGCTGAGATTGAATTTATGAAGGCTGGTCGGACGCTCTCGGCCAAGACACGCGAAATGCTGAAAGCTTGTATTGAGGCATTACAAGCGCTGCTCGACGGTGCCGACGCTCCGAAGCCTGAGCCGGAAGCTCCGAAGGCGGTTGTCGTGCCGACGACTGAGATTGAGGTCGAGACGAAGGCCGCGCCCCAGGACGACAAGCTGGCCGACATCCTGGGCTTTCTCAAGAGCGCAGACTTCCAGCGTCTCGTACAGGATTCGGTCGCCCTGTCGCTCGATAAACTAAGGGGCAAAGTTAGATAGATCATCCCCCTCCGCGTCTCGCACGCGAGGGGCAGGATAATCAGGCTGATATTATCGCACGCTCCGGCCTATACGCCGAGAGATATCAGGCCGCATAAACCCGAATGGAGCCGACAACGACTCCCAAAGTGCCCGAATTTCGTGTCAGGATGCCCGTAGTGGCGTTTTTGGCACAGGGTACGTGGGAGACACGGGGGTTGGCAGTTCGGGCCTCACGGCCAGAGATATATAAAAGCGCTCCCCCGACGCGGGCGAAATCCACATAGTCAGCTTAAATCAACGGAGATAAAAGTGGGCATCGAAAAGCAAGAGCTCATCGACGCGATCAAGGACGCCGTGAAGACGGAAGTCAGCGATCAAGTCGGGGCTATCATGAAAAACGTCCCCGCAACCTTTAAGCCGGCCACGCCTCTGGACGAGGAAACGAATAAGGCAGTCGCGAAGGAAATCAAGACCAACAAGTTCAATTCCTACGGCGACTTCCTTTCGGCCGTCTACAGAGGGCGGGACGGGCGCGGGTATGACAATCGGCTGGCGTATTTGACCAATAAGGGTGAACTTCGGAGCTCGGAAGAAATCTTTCATAACCAGAAAGGGATTGACCCCAATAATCAGGCCCTGGTCAAG